TTAACTAGAATAGGGGACATAAATGGCTACGCAATTAATTAAAGTAACTAAAAAAGACGGTAAAGAGGTAAATTACGAGCTTACGCCAGCGGCTAAGGTGGCTTTCGAGAGTCACTTTAAGACTGGATGGCGTAAGCGACTAATTGAGGATCAGCGTGAAAGTGATCTATGGTGGTTCGCGCATTATCTGATAACCGCTAAAGGTGAGACCACAGCTGCTCTAGATGACGATTTCTTAAATCAATATAAAGACGTAGATTTCGTCATTGACTCAAAAAATGGATAGACCGACGCGGCGACATATGGGAGGTCGCAGCTGTGTCGGTAGCGACGAGTATCTCACCTAATGAGCTACTAAAATGCGACCCTGCTATATATGCAGCTATAAAGTTTATACTGCAGGAGCAGGCTCAGGCGCGTAATAAACCGCGTTCGATGAAAGGGAGGCGCTAGTGGCTAGAGCTAGTGAGTCCATACTAATCGCTGACTTTGATAAATTAGTAAAAGAGCTAAAGGCTATTAATCCTCAATTAAGAAAAGATTTTAATAAGGGTCTTAATGAAGCTGTAAAACCTATGCAGCAATTAGCTAAAACCTTCGTACCTGGCTCTATTCAGTATCAAGATAGAGACGTATTCGCTCAACAGCCGCCAGACTACTCATCCCCTGCCTGGATAAATGACAAAGTACATAGATCTAGGGATCCTCTACGCTGGACGTGGCAACCTGCAATAGTAGCTAGAGGTATAAAGATTAGACGCACTACTATTAATAAGACGCCTTTTGGATATAACAAAGTAGCAGTCGCAGCTCTAGCTTTAGTTAACAGCACGCCAGGAGGCGCTATTTACGAGCTAGCAGGATCTGGTAAAGAGACCTCGCAGGCTAAGACAAAAAGCGTATCGCGTAACTATAAGGCTCAGGATGATTTTAGAATTTTCTTTCCAAAAGTAGCAGGCGCTCCAAAACGCCTTATTTATAAGGCTGAGGCTATATTAGGCGATAAGGTTAGAAATGAAATTACTAAGGTAATAGACCAGCGCTTATATAAGTTTATAAGAGGTGTTAAATAATGGTAATGGGTCGTAAAGAGGTAGCAGTCGATTTTATTACGCGACTAAAAGATAAAGGCTTTAAGGATTTAGATAAGGCTACAAAGAAATCGCAAGCACTATTAACAAAATTTGGAAAGGGACTAGGCCTTACTTTTGGCGCTGTAGCTATTGGCGCTTTCGTAAAAAAGTCTGTAAATCAATTCGCAACCTTAGAGAAATCTACTAAGCGCCTAGAGTCTGAATTAACTAATTTAGGTCTAGCTTTCGCTTCCTCTCTGGCTACTGATTTTACTCGCGCTTTATCTCTGTCGTCAGGTGTCTCTCAAAATGAGCTAAATCCAGCTCTACAAAAATTAATCCAGACTACATACACGCTTACAGACGCCCAGAAATTATTAAGTCTATCTACTGAAATTAGTAGACAAAAAGGATTAGAGTTAACTGACGTTAGTAATGCCCTTTCACGCGCTTTTGTCGGTGATTATAAAGCTTTAGTAAAGCTGCGTATAGGTTATGAGACGGCTGAGCTAAAAGGTAAAGATTTCGCTGACGTACTAAAAGAGCTAGAGGCTGATTTCTCGTCTAAACAGGTAGACACTTTCGCAGACAAAATAAATAAACTAAAAATAGCTTTCGAGCAGACTCAGGTAGCAGTAGGTAAAGGATTTGTCGAGGGCTTGGAGGCATCTGGACTTAGTATTGAGGAAACTCAAGAAAAGATGATAGCTCTGGGAGAGGCTTTTGGAACAGCTCTAGGTAAAGCTGTAGGTCTAATAGATAGGGTGTCAAGTAAATTTAATGAGCTAGCAAATAGCAGGCCTGTCCTAGCGCTATTTGATTTATTAGATCGTCTAGCAGGAATAGATTACGGCGATGCAGGTAGAGCCGCAGATGCTAAGCTCAAAGCTGATTTAGCCGCAGGTGCATTACAAAGAAAAGCATTACAGGATCAAGCTAAATTAACACAATTAGCTAAACAAGAGGCAGGTCTAGCTAAATTACGAGCCGCGGAGATAGCTAAATTAAAGCGCGAGGAATTAAAGAGAGCTGCAGAAAAGAAGCGTAGCGCAGAATTAGAAAGACTACGTAATGCTATTTCCTTTAAGTTCGATATAGATGCGATTAATTTACAGGCAGCATTACGTCGTCAACTATCACAGACAGACAGAGATCGCGTACTGCAACTATCAGCGCTAAAAATTTCAGATTATCAGACAGACGAGGAGGCTATTAAGACTCTACAGGCTGCTACTCAAGGACGTTATAACGACGCGACGAATTTAGAGAAGGTGTTACAGTTATTAAAGGCCGCAGGATACGCAGCAGATAAAACGGCTATAGACGCCTTAGCAGCTCTTAAACCTGATATTAAATTTACAGATAACCTAGACGATATAAAAAATGCCTTAAAAGCTCTCATAGAGGGTAAGTACACTATAAATATAGGCGCGACTATTACGATGCCTGCTATACCTGGTATTACTAACGGTGGGACTGTTACGGCTAAACCTGATCCATCAAGGGTAAGAAAATACGACGAGGATACGAGTAAAGATTTAGAGCCTGGTAAACCTCCTGTTGTTAGACCTCCTTATATTGATTTACCTGGAGAACAAGCTGGCGAACCTTTTAAGAGACCTTTTGTACCTGATTTAGGAAGTTTTAGATTCTTTGAGGAAAATGAAGATAGTTCTTTAAGAAACCTTTATGATAAAACCTCAGTACCATCTAATTTTGACGTATCATCGTCTAGGTATTTTGAGGAGACAGGCCGCAGCGCTAGAGGTATGGCTACGCCATCGTTTTTTGATCCTGCAGGGTTTAGAGCTAGAGATGAAGGCGTTACGATAAACGTAAATGTCCAGGGATCAGTAGTAGCTCAAAATGATTTAGTAGCAGCTGTAACCGATGCTGTATATGCGACACAGCGGACAGGTAATAACATACTCTTAGAGGGTATCTAATGAGTACAGGCGCGATATTTACCTGCACTATCGACTTTAGCAACGGCGCTAACTTTGACCCTAGTCTAGTACTTGATGATCCATCCACACCGCTAGACCAGTCTGTATTAGGTACTAGCGCATCTGAAATCGTAGACGTAAGCCAATACGTGTTACGAGCTGGTATAAGACGAGCCTATAACCGTACCTCTGACAGCTTTACCGCTGGTAATGCTGCAGTGCGTTTAATTGACGAGACAGGTTTATTTAATCCTGCCAATACGAGTAGCGCTCTATACGGAAAAATTTTACCGATGCGTAAGATACGTTTTATAGGTACGTTCGCAGGCCAGGAATACGCTTTAGGATCTATGTATGTACAGTCGTGGAAATACACTTCTCCTACAGGGTTTGACCCTGCCTTTGTCGATCTAAACTGCGTCGATGGATTTCAACTATTAAACCTTGCATCTGTAGGTACTGTTACAGGCGGTACGGCTGGACAGACTACAGCGCAGCGCATTACTAGCATCTTAGACGCCGCTGAGTGGCCTGGCGGTATGCGTGCTATATCTACGACCAGTACCACTACGGTACAGGCTGATACAGGTACTACTAGGACAGCCCTAGCAGCCTGTCAGACGGTCGAGGCTACAGATCTAGGAGCCTTTTATATTAACCAGCAAGGCTACGCCACCTTTAAGTCTAGGCAGGACATAATTACAGCCTCTGGCGGTACGTCTACTGTCTTTAGCGACTCTGGTCTACCAGGCACTATTACATATCAAAAGGTAGCTTTCGACTTATCAGATTTTGGACTTATAAATAGCTGCACTGTTACACGCACTGGCGGTACGCCACAGACCGTAAATAATCTAGACAGTATCGACACATTTTTTAAGCATACTCGTAACCGTAGCTCGATAGCGCAGACTGATACGGATGCCTTAAATCAGGCACTTATGATCGTAGCAAGTCGCCAGGAGGTAGGAGCAGACCTACGACTAGAGGCTATAACTTTAGATGCATATGATGGAGCAAGTCCAAGCCGCGTTACTGCAGCTTTAGAGCTAGACGTCTATGATCCGATTACTGTTATACAGGTACTGCAAGGTGGTAACGTAGAGAGCGATACCGTAATTACTGGCGTCTCTTACGACATTACCCCTAATTCGTTTAACACTACTTTTACCACCGCGCAACCGTTCGCGAGTGGCTTCGTGCTAGACTCTCTAGTAGATGGCCTACTGGATGAGGACTCGCTCGCTTACTAAGGAGATATAAATGGCTGCAGGTTTAGGATTTAAGACGTTTAACACTGGTGAGGTGTTGACCAGTGCGGACGTCAATGGTTATTTAATGCAAGGCGTCTTAGTTTTTGCTAGTGAAGCTGCTAGAGATGCTGCTATAACATCACCGCAAGAGGGACAGTTCGCATACACAAAAGATAATAATAGTCTCTGGTATTACACAGGCAGCGCGTGGGCAGCAAGTGGCGCGACAGGCGATATAGAGGGTGTTACAGCTGGCACAGGCCCTAGCGGCGGTGGCACTAGCGGCACAGTAACTATTACTAATTCTATGGCTACTGCAATAGATGCTAAAGGTGATTTAGTAGTAGGAACAGGTGCGGATACTTTTGCACGGCTAGCCGTAGGCACAAACGGCCACACACTTGTAGCGGATAGTGTTGAGGCTACTGGTCTTAAATGGGCTGCGCCTTCGGTAACAACTTTGCCTGCTTTTGGTGTAAAGAAAAATGCAGCTCAAAGTTTAACTGCTGCTGTTACAACTAAATTAACTTGGCAAACTGAATTATTTGATCCTGATTCCAAATTTGCTTCAGATAGATTTACACCAGGAGTTGCTGGCTATTACCAAATAAACGCAGGGTTAGAAGGAAGTGACCCTGCTACGACTTATGATGGAACTATTTTTATTTATAAAACTGGCGTTGCGTATGCATCGGCAGCAATGATTGATATGAGCTTTACCCAACCTAAATTAGCGGTTTTGCTTTACTTAGATGCTTCTGATTATGTTGAGGTTTATGCAAATCTAAGCACAAATAGCGATGTAGGTAGTGGAAATTCAACTTATTTTAACGGCGCAGGAATTAGGAGCTAAAATGAACTTGATGGAAGATTTAATTAAATTATTACCAGATTTAACTAATATAGATTTTTGCCCAACAAGAGGCTCAATACATTTAAGGGATGATTCTGATGGAGTTGGCCCATATATTGAAAAATGGGAATACAGCAAGCCGATTCCAGCAGGACTAAGCCTAGGCAAACCTACCGCCTAGGCACAATCCCTCAAGATAGTTCCTGTCTATGGTAGACGACATTTATCCCATAACTAGGACTATCGACGATCATATAGACGACTTTGAGGCTGTAGGCTTATAGCTATGGAAAAGAGCGCTAACGGATGGCCTGCCTCTGCAGATGCAGAAGCGATTAACATAGTTCGTAAGCGCGTCCCTGGTACAGATCTAAAGCTGCGTGTAGCTAAACCTGTAGCGCCTTTACTAATTGGTTTTGCTGCAGAATTTCATAAGCTAGTCGAGCCTATAGATGAAAGTAAAACCCTGGACGACTGGGGCTATTGCTATCGCAAGGTCAAAGGATCTAATACCGTAGTCTCTAATCACAGTAGCGGTACAGCTATAGATCTAAATGCTACTCAACATCCCCTGGCTGCTGTAGGTACTTTTAACGAGGAGCAAGTAAGGGTAATTAACCGTTTATGCCGTAAATATGGTCTAAGATGGGGCGGTAATTATCGTAACCGTAAGGATGAGATGCATTTTGAGATAGCTCTAAATGCAGTGCAAGTCGAGACCTTGATAAGAGGTTTAGAAATGGAGACCGATGAAGGCGAACCAGAAAAAACAGATCAAGACAGCGCAAGAGGTGGCGGCTTCCTGGGCTCGCGCCGCGCTTAGCGCAGCTTTAGCTTATTACTTAGCTACTGGCGACGTAACGATAAAAGGTTTAACTAGCGCTGCGGCAGCTGCCGTATTACCGCCTCTTATGCGGTATCTAAATCCTAAGGATTCTTTAGGACGTGGATAGTCTTTTAATTCAGCTAGGCGTTATAGCGGCTGCGACCATATCAGGGGTAGCCGCTATATTCGCCTCACGTGCAGAAAAGAATAGCCGCCCAGTCTCTAACGGTTTTGCTGAGGAAGTGTTAGGCGATTTACGTGAGCTAAGGCGTATGCTTTTCACACATCTTAAAGACCACGATCGAGAGGGACAAAATGCAAAAAAGTGTATTCATTGTACCAACCAGGGGAAGGCCACAAAACGCAAAAAGGCTTCTTAAAGCCTGGAAAGATACTAAAGCTGTAGCAGACTTATATTTTGTCTGCGATATAGACGACTGGTCGTTACGCGATTATCAAGCGATAGACGACATAAATATAATAACTAATCACATAACCGCCGCTGGTATGGCTCAGCCTCTTAATATGGCTGCGATGCTTTTACTAGACGATACTAAATACGATCGGTATAGCTATTTTGGATTCTTAGGCGATGATCACTTACCACGTACTGATTTTTGGGATTACCTCTTAACATTACAAATACCAGGTAATAGACAAGGAATAGCCTACGGTAACGATTTACTGCAAGGAGCTAATCTACCTACTGCCTGTTTAATGACCAGGGGCATCGTAGAAAACCTTAAAGGTATGTGTCAGCCTAAAGCTAAACATTTATATCTAGATAATTTTTGGAAAAAACTAGGACAAGATATTAACGGCCTGTTTTACTCAGAAAACATAGTAATTGAGCATATGCATCCATTAGCTAGTAAGGGTGCTATGGATGACCATTACGCACGCGTTAACTCAGAGCAATATTACAGCCACGACAGATTAATCTATGAG